GTTTCTAGCACATAATGTTCCAATGCAAGTTCAATGGTTGTAGGGAGACAACCATCATCTTCCATCCCTTCAGATCTAGCTTTCTTGATTATAACAAAAAAGAATGTGAAAAATGCAACCCATGAGTTGTATACAGATGTCAAAGGTTGCCCAGAAGGGTTTCCATGTGACGTTTGATACAAAACATTGTTTGCAATATGAAATGAGCCTTCAAGTTCAGTCAAAAGCCCATCCAATATTTCAATATCTTCATTTGTGGCACCATATAACTGATACCACTCAACAATCATCTGCCGGACGTAACACTGAATAAGCAATGGGATGGAAGCATCATAGCTCTTAAAGTCTCCAGGTCTAAGCAAGGGATGCCTGCCCATACGTTGGAGATTAGTAACCATGAAATGCCACTGCAAAGAATGTGGATCAATACCTACACAACAGGTATTGAAAATCTTAGTTCTCATAAACGCTTCCGTGAAGGATTGTGTTCTGCGTTTCAATGAAATGAGATACTCAACAGTGGACGGAGAAATAATACGAAGTTTGTGATCATTCAAGACTTTGCTACTTTCATAGCGTTCATCTTTCACACAATCATTGAAAACTACAGGATGAGCAGGCCCACCCAAATATTTATTCTCCAACGCTGCTATTGCATCAAGCAGCTGCTTCTTAGGCCTCACATCAGGGGGTTTCCCATCCAGTAGCCAGGTCTTACCCGGTCTTTCTGAAATTTCCTTAGGATTAAGGACAGTATGTGGCCAGCCTGAAGAAGTCTTACGATCAATAGGTTTGAGATGTTCTGTATATGTAGTTCCGTTAAGGACCTCCATTACAGAAAGGGGTTCAATAGGAATCACTGGCTTAACAGAATACAAGAGGTATTCCTTAATCTCATCCAGTATAGTACGGTCATATTGGGAAAATTCGAAATCAGGTCTGTCTGATTTCATGACAGCCTTATTATAAGGTGTTAATTCAAATGGTTTGCGATCTTTCGGAACCCGTGGGTCCATTGGTAAAGTCACATGTTTTTGAACAACATCAAATATAGAGGATGGCATGATATCAGAATGACTCTGAATTCGAGGACGGAGATTAGTTGGGACAACACCGATAAGAGTATGATTTTTTCCTAGTTCAATACCAGGAATTTCATTTTCTTTGCAGAAATTCTCTTTCATATAGGCTATGTCTTTTAATCTCCAGTCTTCTTTCCCAAC